AAGAATCATTGTAAAAGATAACTTTCTTATTTTTTCTTCTGGATGTTTATCATTATAGTCAATATGCCAATCATAATATTGTCCAACCTCATAGATAGTATTTTGTAAAGACTCAACATCTATAATATCATATTTCCATTTACCCTTCTTGTTGGCTTCAGATGCATAATCAAGTAATTCTCTTTTAATCTGGTTCGATGGATTCATCCAAGAAACCATGCTATCTCTAATAGGATGATTTTTATCTACTGTACCCTTATTCCAATCATGAGAATAATTTCTTATCCAATCAAGAATAGTTCTATCACGAATTTTACTGATGACAAAAGGATGACCAATCATCACATTCCTGCTTCAAACTTTCTCCATTCGATTGCATTTTTTATCTGGAAATTTCTTTGTCCAATCTGTCTGACAATTTCCTGTAGATAATCAACAACAGTCTCATAATATTCTACTTCTGTTTTTTTCTTTTGGATATCCTCATCAGCCTCAATGAAAGTCTTTTCTTCATCTTTGGTTTTGAGTTTTAATGGGAAATCTCCCTTTTCCTTGTAAACTTCTTCTGAGGCTTTTCCAGTATAGTAGATCCACTTATTTCTCTTGAGAACAGATAGTTCTCCGTTTGCTTTCTTGAGTTTTAGTGAGTTCTCTGTAAGGAGTTGGAGATATTTGGTATGTAATGCTGGGATTCGTAAAGACTCAATATCTAGCTCCAAATCATTTATTTTGAGATCTCGCTTAACTTGGTCTTGTATTTCGGATAGGTTCATAATATATTTTCAAAAGTGAGTCGCCCAAGGCACCCAAGTATGTTGTCGCACATGAATCGAGTGGACTATTTAATCAAAAATATGTCTGGGCGACTCATTAGTATTTATGTCGATGTTTCAAACTCATAATAGAGAAATCTAAAAGATGCATCTGCACGAAAATAATCTACATCAGTTGCATCTTGAGCATAAGCCAATCCAGATAAACTGGTTGGAAACAAGTCTTTAAATTTAACCTCTAACTTAGGAATGTTTTTAGAATTGTATATAATTAATGTGGCTTCATCATATAATGGTTTTTCAGATGGAGTTGTACCTGTAGCAGTTGGTGATGAAGTTGTAGGTGAAGTTCCACCTGTTAATGCATTTGAAAACTGACTGTGATTTTTTGGAAATCCAATTCCAACCATCCAATCCCATAACTGTCTGTAGTTCTGTAATTCCTCATCAACAAGAAATGTTATACTGAGAGTTTCAAATGTCAGTTTATCACCAGTAAGTCCTATGTCCGTCATTGGAGTAGGATATTGAGCTTCACCTAGAGTGATGCCTGGTAAATTTACATTTGTACAAAACCATTCAACTTTAGGGATTCGGGCAAACCTAATCCTCCAAGTTGTGGGTGATGCGTAATCAAATACTGTGGGTTGACTTGTATCGGCCATATATTTCCTCTACAAGTATTTAGGTAGGAAAAAAGGGGGGCCTTTTTTACCCCCCTAATAATCATGTGATTACATGATGTTGTTTACTCTCGCTCTGCGATAGTATGTGTTGAGACTTGGTGCCAATGCATTGACATCGACAGCAGAAGCAACACTTGCACGGGCAAATGGATTCTCAGCCATTCCATAACGTGTTTTAAACGCAATCTTTGGCTGGAAGTCATTCTCTCCAACCGCACGAACCATTTGCAATGGAACGTATGGGCAGTAGAAAAGTCCGGCATCGTATGCAGAAGAACCACGAAAACCAGCAACATACCAGTTTCCTGCGCCAGTTGCAAGGGATTCATAAGGATCAACATAGACCTTAATTCGTCCACCGATTGTTCCGGCAAAAGTACTTCCCGATGTATCTACACTCAAGTTTCCTCCACCCATGTTTCCACCGACATCTAATGTACCGGCCATGGACAATGCAGAAGCAACATCAGCAGAACAAACAAGGATATTTCCTTTTCCTCTGCGAGTCTCAATTGAGATAGCGTTACAATCACGCTCAATCTGGAATACCAGACCTTTGAATTTCTCAACTGACCATCTTCCGTTGGAGTCTGTATCAAGGTCAAAAATTCCATCAGCAGTTGTTCCTTGAGCACCAGGCTTAGCAACTGTGTAAATGGAACGAACAACCTCACGATTGATTTCAGCAAGGATCTCAGTCGAAAGGATGTTGGACAATTCGGATTCTGCATCCAGACCATGAATAGCTTTCAAGTCTTGTGCGAGTTCCATTGTGTATCCAGCACGCAGGGCACGTGATCGAGCAGTAACCTGTGACTGTTCGATTGTGAAACCCATGTCCTGAAATTCATTATTTTGAGCAAGAGAGTTTGCTACGTTTGGATTACCAGTTGCAGTTGATCCACCAGTTTTTGCTTCAGCTTCTGCTGTAGTCATACCTGGCCGGACGTTATAAACTCCGTCTGGTGAGCCACCTGCTACAGTTGCAGGAGCAGTTCCACCATCATTTAAGACGCCTGGGTTTGTACCGGCTGCAGCTGCATTGGACGCCAATCCAGATTGGTCTGTAAGAGCACCATCAAAAAGTGCTTCTGTGTTACTTGTGCTTCCTCCACCATAACGTGCCTTCATCGCAAAGATGAGTCCTGTTGGGCCTGTCATTGGTTGAACACCACAAACATCGTATGCCATCAAATTAGGCATAGCTCTACGAACCAGTGAAATTAATACTGGGTTAAAATTTGCAACTGCACCTGTAGACATATCTGCCTCAGCAAGCATTTGCTGTTGAGCGTTCATTTCACGCTCTTGGTTTTCCAAGATTACTGAAGTAACAGCACGCTTGTAAGAATCAGTGATCTCTGGGAGATCGGGATGATTCAGTACTGGTTGCCACTTCTCTTGAAGATTTTCTGAATTGTACATAAATTCTCCTTGAAAATATTCAGATTATTTTTGTGCCCTTGCTTCATCTCGTCCAATGGCTTTTAAGTACTTTTCCATTGACTTAGAGACTTCGACAGTAGGCTCTGTGGATGTTGGTTCTGATCCCTCTTCGGTTAATACCTCTTTGGAACCAAAATAACTTTCTCTGATTGTCTGAAGTTTCTCAGTATAAGACTCTTCATCAGAAAATTCTACATCCTCAACCAGACTTTGGAACTTCTCAGTTTCAGTATCAGTCATCCCATTAGCAACGTCAGCAATCATGGACTCTTTTACGAGTTCACCTTTTGCCTTTTTCAACTGGATATTTTCGTCCATCTGTTTGTTAAGTTTTTCTTCCAACTCTTCAATTCGTGTCAAGTTGGCCTCCAGAATGTCATACTTCTCATCTGGAACATCAATATAGTGATCCTCAAAAAGATTCTTGAGTCCACTTATGAAATCTTCTGCAATCTCACCTTTGAGTCCACGCTCAATGGCAAGTTGATTTTCTTCCATCCATTGTTCAACAACATAGTTCAGATAGTCATCGACTTTCTCTGTCATGTCATTGATTGTTGACTCAGCCATCTCTTCGATAACTTTGTCGTTTTCTTCTTGGATTTTTTCAAGTTCTGTGCGAACTTTTGATTTGACTGCTGTTTCAAAAATTGTTGCAGCTTTTGTCTTAAATTCTTCGGAAAGTTCTTCTCCATCTACGAGAGCGGAGACATCATCAGAGACATCTAATGAATCAACTACTTGATCGATTGATTCTTTAGCAACTTTCTTAGATTCTTCTGTCTCTTTTTCGTCTTCGTCTTCGTCTTCTTCCTCTTCCTCTTCTTCGTCCTCTTCGGTCATGAGAGTATTGGAATACAGAGCGGCAAGTTCTTCTTTTTTGAGTCCCTTCATGTGGGCAACCAAACCATCAAGCATATCTGACTTGAGTTTAGGCATCTCTTGAATTACTTCCTCTGACTCTTCGACAGTTTCTTCAACTTGATCTACTTGGTCTTCCATTTCGGTTTCCTCCATTTTGGTTTTGGATGTATAAGGTTCAGCTGGAGTTTTAGCACTCTTTGCATCACCTTTCGCTTTAAGTGTATTACTTGAACCAGTAGTAGGTGCTTTTTGCATATTTTCTGGTTCTTGTTTTAGTTTCATGGTAGTCTTGGTAGCACTTGGTGCTTTAGCACTTACCCCTGTAGGTTTTGCTGTTGCCTCAACCACTTCTTCCATCTCTTTATTGAGTTCATCAGACATATAAAGTCTCCTGAGTAAATTTGTTAATTATATTTATAAAATTAGAGTTTTGAAAGGAACATCTCAAAGGCCTCAGCCTGTTTATTAGCGGAAGCAACTCTATGAATCCTTGCAACTTCTTCTTCTCTAAGAATACCATTGTCCCAGACCCACTCTTTTCCTTCCATAATTCCTTCCACAAACGCCTTTGGTGCTGATGGATCAGCAACGATATCTCCTGCTGTTGCAAGATAAAAATCGTCTTTGACATAATTTGTCTGACCCCTTTTTTCAAGTGTTCCCATTCCTCTACTAGAGACTCCAAGTTTTGCACCTGCATTAATCAATTCTTGAACAATCTTCCCATTAGGAGTATCAAGAATCTTTGCTTTCCCGATGATATCTTTACCTTCGGGTACAAGTTCCTCAATCATGTGAGAAACCCTATCCAAATTGACAGTCGGCCCATCTGGATGACCTAGTTCGCCGAAAGCACGTTTGGTTTCGACTAATTCTTTGTTATAACGATTTACTTCTTTGTGTAAAACATCAAGAGGATATACTCGACCATTACGATTCTTCGTTTCAGCCTGCATAAAGACCCCTATGATTTTCATATTCTTACCTTTACCTTCAGTAAGAATCTCAAAGTCATCGTACATTTCTGTGATTAATTTCATATTTCCTCTTAATAGTGATGTCCTATTGCAACTACAGACATAGCATTTTCGCAAGTAATAGTATCTGTTGGTTGTTTTGCGAGAGTTATAACCTCACCAGCTGCAAGGTCGATTACTCCTGCATAATTTGATGTTCCAGCAGCAGCCGTAACTGTAACAGTTCCAGCATTAGTTGCACGAATACGGACAGCTGATGCTAAACCTATATTATTTGCTGATGTTATATCGGCTGCAGTTCCTTTTAATTGTAACATTGTTTCTCCTAAAGTGTGAGCATTTCTTTATCGAAATACTTTAATATATCTTTTTCTTTAACCCCATTTTTCTTTGCGACCTTTGCAACTGTTTTATCAAATGTACTCAAAAAATCCTGTGGGTTTGATTCCAATACAGCAAAGACCTCATCAACAGCAGTTTTCATCTTTGGTGAAAGTTTCTTATACTGTGCTGATTTTCGATGCTCATCCTTTTCTATAACTTGATGAAATTGGTTAAATGTCTTCACCTTCGGTATCATCCTCTTGTGGAACGTGTTGTGTCACTAAAGAATTTGCAACTTGAACTCTTTTCAAATCCAATGCACTTCCGACTTTTTGTGCAATAATAGATTTAAATGCACTCTCAGCTTCAATTTTATTATCATCAACTAATGCACCTAACATATTTGGTATACTCATAATTTATCTCCTGATGTCAGAATTTGGGTTTGTTCCTCTTCAGGCTCATCATCTTCTGGTGGTTCCTGCTGAGGCGGTTGTCTTTCTGGCTCATTATCATCTCCACCATCGTCATTTGGTTCAATGTCTGGTGGTTCTGGTTCTGAATCAATAGATTTCTGCATATCCTTAATTTCTTCTTCGGACATACGGAAAACGTGCTTTTGAACATATTCTTTGGAGAACCATTCTCCAATATAAGGTTCTATTGTATTTAGTATTTCTAATCGGTCACGCAACATATCCATGTCACGTTGTTCTGCATAATGACCATCTTTTAGGTACTGATATGTAATATTATCTTTAATTGATGGCCAATCTTCTTCTGCAATTACTCCCTTGAGTATCAATTGTGTCTTCAGAACATCGTTAAATAGGATGTTAAATTTTGCTCTAAGTTTTTGGATAAATTTTGTAAACTTGACTTCATCCCTTGTAATCTCTGCACCCCTACCCATGTTAAAGGTAGATTCTGTCTCAAGTCTTGAAACTGGTATATTAAGAGATCTATAGAGTTTCCTTTGAAAATATACGATGTCTTCAATCTCTCCAAGGTTTTGTCCGCCTGGAAGTGTAGTAATCTCTGTTCCTCTTCCACCTTCTCTTCTTGGTAACCAGAAGTCCTCCAACATACTCATTTGATTTCTATCGTCACGAATCTCACCTGTGGCCGCATTATAGACCAACTTGTTTCGATACCGATTCATAACATCTTTGAGATACTGCTCTGCCTTTACCTTTGGAAGATTACCAACATCAATATAGAAGATTCGTCTTTCTGGAGCTCTTGCAATCCTGTAGATTACTACTGCATCCTCAATCATCCTGAGTTGGTTTACTGGTTTAATTGCCTTTTGAAGATAGGATAAAACAATATTTTTTGTTGGGTCATGCAATCCTGAAGGACAAAATGCGATTGCATCTTTAGTAATTTTAAATCCACCACTTGAGGTAGTGTTTATTCCCTTATCATTATACAGATAGTAATCCTCTATTATTTCTAGAGTAGGGGAACCTTTTGTGGTTATTTTTCTGTCTACTTTTCTGACTCTTTTTATTTTAAGGGCATCAACATACCTTAATTCTTGAATGCCTTTTTGTGGGTCAGATTCATCTATATTTTTATGATAATGTAATCGACCATCAATATACCAACGCCTAAATATGTCATGAGCTTTATTATTGAAGTCCAACAAACGCATAATTTGTTCAAACTCTCGTCTAACTCTAGTTCTTATTTTTGAGGTATAAGGTAGGTCATCTGTAACAATAGATACTGTATCTCGTAAATCCTCTATAGAAATAGTTTCATTTACAATATCTTCAATTGC